GTGAGCGGGTAATTAATACCGATAATTTAGTAAATAACAGGAGAGGGTAATGGTGTCTTTTATAGTGCTTATTTTGTTTGGCTTTTTAGGCTTGATTTCACACTGGTTTAAGCGGTGGGCTAGAAAGCAAACAGAAGAGAATTTTATATCTTATATGGTCTGCAATAGAAAAAGCTCAATCGCTTCAATAACCACCGTGATTGCGTCAATAGTTGGTATGCTTACTGTTGCAGGGGGTGGCGTTATCGAGTTAAGTACGCAAGCTGTCTCTACTGCTTTTTTGGCGGGTTATGCGGTTGATAGTGCGGTTAATAAATGATAGCTCAAAGCGTGATTATTGCTATCGCCATTTCCTTTGTTGTTGGGGCTGGTTCGGGCTATTCATATCGTGATACAAAATATAAAGCTGATATGGCTAATGTCATTAGAGAGGCTTACGAGGCAGCAAAGAAGGAGGCCAAGCAATCCGTAAAAATTGAAAAGGTTTATATAAAGGGCGATGAAAAAATACAAACAATTTATAAAACAATTATCAAGGAAATTCCTAAGTATGTCCCTGTTATTCAAAAGAGCGATAGTGATTGTAATGTGTCCAATGGCGCTGTTAGCTTGCTCAACTCCACTATTAATAACGCCCTGCCAGAAACCACCGCCAATACTGATGATACCAATAAAACCGCTTCCAGAATTAGAGAGAGCGATTTAATTAATTTCACTCACTTATCAATAAAAAAATATAACGAAGCGCTAACACAGTGCAATGCACTTATAGGTTGGATTGAGTCAACAAACAAGTAAATGGAAAAGTGCGTAATTTTTGGTACTCTGCTTGCCTATAGTATGGGTAACAAATGTTATCCACATAGGCAAGAATCATGACAGTTAGTAGCGCAGCATATCTAAAGACTTTTTACGATCAAACAAATGACTTGGGATCCAAGTCGATTTCTAGCGATTTCTCTTTTGAGATTGAAGGCTATGAATCTATGTGGTTGCTGGCAAAGCAAGCGCCTTGGCCTGTTATTTCACCAGCGGGGGAAATTGAAGTTCCTACGCCTTTGGGTGGTTCAGCGTGGCAACCACAACAAATAAAATACAACCAGCAAGGGGCGGTTGCCTTTCAGGAAACAATAGCAGGCTCAGTAGATAAGGCATTAATTGAAATTATGTCTAGCGGTGGCACATTTAACGCTAAAATTTATGAGGGAACGCCTGCAAGTTTCACGCGCGCAAAGCGTGTTCGCGATTGCTTTTTACAGATGGATAACCCTGATAGAGACTGGGAAAACAGATCACAGGTTTTGCTTTTCTCAGGTACGTTATTTTTCCATTATTTTGGTGAAGAAATAGCAGGGGACGCTTAACCGTGTCTTTGCTTTCTTATTGGGTTGAGCGGTTTTCTCAAGATGAACGCGCAGCGGGTAGTATTCTCGATGAACCCGCTACGCTGGCACAAGGTATTGCAGCGGTAAACTTTCATTCTGGATTTGCAGATTTGAAAGTGCATCTTGCCATACCTATTGCCGACCCCGCACCAGAACCGCCTATAGATTACCCTGAGATTACCGCCTTAACTGATATTAGCGTATCTGAGTGGGCTATGATTAGACCGCTATTTTTGCTTTATGTTGAGCGTGAAACCGCTTTGCAACTTGAAGCATCAAGAGGCATGGGGATTGATGTTTTTGGTCGGTCAAGTTCCGAGGTTCAAGGGGATATAGCGCTAATTGAATCAGAATACCCGCACAGGGCTTTTTTGACTGACATTATTACTGTTTAGTATGATTGTTGTTAGCTTTAGTGGTGGAGAGAACTTACGTGGCGACTTGGTTTTGTCGGTTGTACTTAGGTATGACCTTACGCCCATTCCCGCTACTGTTGAAGTTGAGGTTCGTTCAGATAGTGATGTCCAGTACAAACTTAGGGAGGGTGAAATTATCACGGTCAATGGTGATGATTTCCGTATTATTAAGTCTGTATTTGTCAGTAATCGAATGTCGCAAGGTAAGCACAATTATGATGCTGTCAGAATTACAGGATTGCTTGATGCTTGTCATGGGGTGGCCTTTATTCGCAGAAATGCAATCATAAAAGAGAATACTGGTCTGGCAAGCATTTACCGTGCGTCTGGCGCAAAGATTAAAGCGGTTAGTGCTGATTTTTCAGTACCTCGCTTTGCTTGCCTTATTGGTGATGCACCCGCGTTTTATATTTCTCAGGTATTGCAGGAGGAAGGGGGTGTGGTGCGCTGGAAGGATGGAAAAATGAGCTTCTTTAGGCTTGCTGATCTGTTTGATCAAGAACCTGTTATATCTATACCTAATAGTGATAGCGAAAACACCGAAAGCGGCTTTTTAGAGCGACATAAAATCCCTTGGTTTTTTACCACGAATAATGATGGGAGCATTCAGCTAGGCAATAGGCTAAAGCAAAGAGCAGTTAAATACTCTCCCTTTAAAAGCAGGCTGCAACTTAATAACATGTCTAAATGCTTGATTCATAAAAAAACCGCAAAGCTTATGCTATCGCCCATTATATCAGCGGGTGATTTAATTGATGTTTATGGTATTAACCCGCTTGTCGTTGTTACTGTGGCGCATGTTTTTGAGAGCGGAACGGACGGTTCACCTAGCAATCAATACAGTAAATTATGGCTATCTGAAATAGGCTAAAATAAATGAAATACCTTAAAAAATACATCTTTAACATCTTAATTTCAATCGACCAACTAGCCAATACGGTAACGCTTGGCGATCCAGACGAAACAATTTCCTCAAGGATCGCCAAGAAACGTGCGCGGTGTCGATTTTGTGCGTGGCTATGTCATTTACTCAATAAGCTGGATAAAGGGCATTGTGATGAATCCATTGAAGTAGACGAGGGCAAGAATGCACTCTGAGGTTGGCAGAATGCAGGGGCGCTATCCTGCTATCGTGAAGTCATACGACCAAACTACTAGGCAATGCAGGGTATCTATCGAGGGCGTAACTAATGGCGGTGATATTCTCCCTCTAGCTGAAATAGAATACCCGATAGGTGATAAATCACTTAATGGCGGTAACGCAACTGAAATAGAAATACTACCCAACGATACGGTATGGGTGGCTTTTATTGGTGGTGACCCGCGATACCCAATTATTACAGGCTATCGAAATCCACAAGCGGGAAATTCAGCGGACTGGCGCACATGGCATCATAAAAATATTGAACTTATCGCGGTCGAGGTTATGCGCCTTATCTCGGATGAAACAGAAGTGAACGCCACCACGCTAACAATTAACGCTAATGTGGTTATTAATGGCGATATAGAGTCTACAGGAACAATGACAAACAACGGAAAAGATGTTGGCAGTTCACATACTCATGGTGGTGTGCAGTCTGGCGGCTCAAATACTTCAACCCCTAATTAAAAGGTAAAAAAATGACCAATAAGAATATCCTATTCTCTTTTGATGATATGTCATCTAAAGACAAGGCAACCAAGCAGTCAATTCGCTACTTTAATCGTGCTGGCGCTACAGTGGCATCAAGTGATGTTGATGCAAAGATTAAAAAATCTTCAGGAATTTCTTATCGTGAAATGCTAATGACTTTTGCTGATTCGCAAACGGTAAAATTCAAGGTAAAGGAATCTGGTGACATTTATCAGGTTCTAATTAACGGTAGATTAACGCCAATTAAGAATCAAGACGACCACGTAAAAGCTGTATCTGAAATTGTTAAACACCTTGACTCTGGAAGAACTAAGTTCCAAGCAAAAATGGCAAAAGCTAAAGTTAAGCTGCCACCACGAGTTAGGACGGCTGCCCCAAACATGATTAAAGCGCTAACAGAAAAACGCGACAACTTGAAAGTGGCAATTGAAGCGGTTAATGATGAAATTGAGGCGTTAGCCGCATAAGTGGTGCGCGCTATTTGATTTTCTAGGTATGTGAATTCACATATCCAGAGTTAAGCATAAAAAACCCCTTATATTTTCTAAGTATTGGGGTTTTTTTGTGGCACATAGGAAAACCACAGAATATCCCGCCTTGGCTATGGCGATAATAAGCTATGAAAAAAACTATCATCGACACCTTTATTGAAACTGAAAACGCAGCCCATGAAAGCGCGTTCGGCTTAAATCATCGAGCTTTACCAACTGAAGCTCAAGTACAGGCAGGCAATTACAAGACAGGAAAAACCAGACTGTACGGACTGAATATATCTATCGAGCAGCCACGCCATAGCTACCGTAACGGTAAAGATGACAGCGGCAAGCTGTGGGTTTCACGTTTAGCGGCTCACTATGGCTACTTTAACGGGACTATAGGTAATGACGGGGATGCGGTTGACTGTTTTATAGGCGCATTCCATCAATCAGAAAACATTTACGTTATCAACCAGTTTATCAATGGGCGATTTGACGAGCATAAGGTAATGATTGCCTTTGTTGACGAGCAGAGCGCCAAGCAAGCCTACTTAGATAGTTTCGATAGAGGCTGGAGCGGCCTTGGCAGTATTATTTCAATGTCAATTTCTCAATTTAAGTGGTGGCTAAAACATGGCGACATGAATAGACCATTAACACCTAAAAACCTCCCCACACTAGGACTAGAAGCAATGAGTAAGAAAATATTTTGGGATAGCGCTAATGCGCCTGAAGGCATGACATTAGATGCCCTTCTTTATAATATCAGACGTTCAGATGGTTCTGATAACCTACTGTTTGACTCAATTACTATGAGTGAGATTTTAGAGGGTTCTGAAAATTTAGCCACCTTTGATGCTTTAATTACACCCTACTCTAAGCTTGATAGAAAAATGAGTATTTTAAGAAAGGTTATGGAGCGCACGGGTAATGAAGTCAAGCCATTGGCAGTGCAGATTAGCGACCCATTCAAACAAAGCGGTGTTGCACAAGTAGCAGCTATCTTTGAGTTGTCGGACGGACAGACCGTTAGTATCTACTTCCATAATCCAGACGTAAACCCTAAGAAAATAACACCCACAGACGAGTTAATTAGCTGGAAATGGTTACTTAATAAAAAAGACATTACTATTGCC